TCATATGATCATATCCATAATATATGTAACATGATGGTAGAAACGGAGTTACTTGCGGGTGTGATACGCTTCGTTTCTGTAATTATGTCCATCAAAAGATTTATATAACTCAATAATTAATTTCTCATCTTTAATTAGATGTATTCATTACCTGTTGTCAATTATGCTAGAATGGAACGACTTAAACCACCGGATATATCACCAGTCCCTGTGACTGTAAATACATTCTGTATAGTCTTTATTATCATATGTCTGATGGCGATGTATAAACGTTCCATGACGATTAGTCAACAGCGTCAACAATCCTATACTTGAGACACTTTTCACCTGAAAGATATATATCCTTTTTCATTAATTTTTTTAGAATCTTCTCAGGGATTTTAGTCTTTTCGAGATACATTTCTTTTAATTTCTTCATAAACTTATCCGTCGACTTCAGTTCATGTTTGAGTTCCTGAAAATTACCCCACATCTCGGTAGAAATCTGGTGGATGAGAATGTATGCATTTCTTCCCATACGTCTCTCAGCCCCACCGAGTAACACAAAAGTGGCAGCACTGCAACAAGAACCTTGAGCGATGGTGATAACCTTAAGACGTGAAGTTTCGAGAACGTTCATCATATTCATACCAGCAAAGATACAACCACCTTCACTCATAATATGCACTCGAATCTGTGGTTCATATCCAACTAGTTCAGCTTTCTTTTTCAGGAGATCAATCTCCAACTTTTTAAATTTTTCCACGAATAAGAGTGCATTTGCACGATCTATATCACCATAAAATAGGAGTTCATTACCAATGACCTTTACGCATTCTTCAACAACGAGTTCAGTTTCATCTTCTGTCGTAGGCATTCTTGAGTGCCTTCTTTACTCTTGTTACGTCTCTAGATTTTAAGCCATTTCCAACAGCGAGATGATTAATAACATCAAAATCTTGGGGTGTAATTTTATATTCAAGCAGTGGGTCTAAGTCTCCATTTTCTGCATATTTCTTTAATAGACCGAGTTCCTCTATACCGAGACCCATTCTCGATTTTTTCTTAATTTCTTCGAATTTCTGTTTTCGCATCTTATAGTTTCCAAATTTTGTCCAACAGCTCCCAGGTCTGATTTTGTCTCGCTCAAGTGGTTCACCTAGTGCACTTTTGGGAATAGTTAGGGCATGAAGAACAAAGTAAGGCATGAGGTTCCATTCACCATGAGCATACATCCTTGTATCATAAACATCTGCATCTGAAAACGACCCCGACGCTTTAATAATATCGGCACCTTTGGAGTTTATATAATTTTCCTGAAATACATCCCACATATGACCATGTTCAGCGACGTTATCACGTATCTCTATTGGGTTAGGATCTGATAGAACTTCAGCGATAAACTCTTTAGGACTTTTGAAATCATCTATTTTATCATATCCCTCTAAATATGTAAAAAATGTACGAATATTCCCAAGTGATCTCATCGCTACACTCACCACATGAGGACCGCGGTCATCCGTCAACGTCATAAGAACATCAGGTTTATGTCTAGGAATAAATACAGTTTCAAAGTTTGGATACATACACATATTTGTGGTTGTCACCAGGAGAGATCCACGAGAAATACGATCACCATCAGCAACTTTCTCTATGATTGGTTTAAATACAGGTTCATAATCTTCAATGAATACATGTTTCACTGAGGGTCGTATGAATGGTAAAAATAATGACTTACTTTTCATATGTTCACTTTGTAACTCAACATGATTCAAACCTCTGAGGACGGCGCGCAATACATATGATTTCCCAACACCAGTGCTACCACATATAAATACATTCTTCCCTTCCCGTATATACCGTTGAATAAGTTCAATTTGTTTTGTGTGAATTGTCGTCACAATGGGATCTTTTTTTTGTTCAATTACTTTAATGAAAGAGTCCATCGATGATCTTACTAATCAGGCTATAGATTTGGTACTCGAGAACGACGCACTCCATAAACGTATCGTAGAACCTTTAAAAAGGAAAATTTTACCATACGTTGCATGTGGAATTCTTACCAATGTGGTCATGTTTATTCTGTTGGTGTACCTTGCTCGACGTCTGTCTCTTCTTCCTCTTCCTCTTCTTCCTCCTCTTCCTCTTCCTCCTCAATAGGTGGTGCCAAGTACTCACCAACTTTCTCAAATGGAGTATTTTTTGTTATAGCTCGGATAGGTTCTATAGTTTTTGGTAATTTTAAGAGTGGAATGGGACGCACATTCAATATCTCAGGTTTTGTAAATACACCTTCTATTGGATAGTCTTTCTCAAATGTTTTCAGTATTTCTTTGGGGATTGGGGGGGACTGTTCCAGCAGACTTTCGTATATACCTTTACATTCGTTCACAAAAATGAGACCCTCCTTACTACGCTCAACACGGGGAAGGGCTAACTGGAGGCGAATATTTCTAGAAAGTCCACCATGACCTAACGCAGATGTCCTGTGGTTTTCCATGAGTTCATTGATTTTCAGGAATTGCATGATTGTTGCGATGAGACCAGCTATGAGGTTCATACCACCAATAACTGCGGGTACTCCACCTTGTATACTTACTGGAAACGAACTTTGTGCAAAGTTTGCGGTACCAGTGATGGTTGAAAGTACAATCACAGGCAAACTGAAACGCAGACTCAATTTTTTATACATGAGAAAAGCTCGGTGGTGCATATACCGATAACACGCTGAAGCCTCACCCCATTGGCGCAGCACGTTCTCATGGTACTCATTCCACATTTCATCCATATTAATATCTTCAGACATCTTATAGTAGATGAATATAATATTCTTGATTCATCTTATCTTTCTTTTGTGGATCATCGTCGTACCTTTCATGAACAACCGGAGAAGTTTAGAGTTCTACTCAATGATCATCCCATTCATATTTTATCATTGGTCTGTTAATGATGATACATGTGCACTGACACAGGCTGAGATGTATGTCACTGGGCGTGATAAGGAACAGACATTCATGGGACAGGTTATGGGACCCATTTATAAAATGGAAGAAACTGAATTGAATAAATTAACAAAAACAGTATTTTTCGCACTTTGGGCATTTGTCCAATATCGATTAGGATATTTTGATACTTTTACCAAAGATCTAAACGAATTAATTAAATCTAAACGCATCAAATGAATGAACACTCGTCCTAAAATTATAGTACACAATCATACATAGCGCGTCAGCGATGTCATGTTTCCTTTCATATGGAATCTCCCCATCGAAATATTTTTCCGCTATGGAGATGGTTCTCTCCTTTCTCTGGTCATAATCCAGATGTCTCATACCAAAATGAACATGCATGCTCACAGGTGAAACTAGAATTACCTTCTCTTTGAACATGTAATGTAAAAGAATTTCTATATTAGTGAAACCCATCGGTGGTTGTCTCTCTATTAGGATTTTGTCTGCTGCGTCAAATAAGTATCTATGATCTTCAACAAATAAAGGAATGAGGTCTACAAAGTCATTTGAGTGGATATATTTATACTCCCCAAGGCTTACCTTTTTGGCGTATTCGACATCGATTTTTGGACCATTCCCAGCCTCCGCGAGAACGAGACCCATATTGTGATACCCAATATCTATGGCCAAAATCTTCATATATTTATTTGAATAAATTTCTTTAACTATAGTAAATGACTACTTCCAAGATTATGCAGAAGCTGAAGAAGCAACACGCGAAGCAGGTGAGGAAGATGACACCCGGTGCGCGTAACAACACCAAGGTCGTCGTGAAGACACCCACAGTCAAAGCACCCACCAACCTTAACAGGGCTGTCGCCAAGATGAAGGTGACACAGGCGAAGCTCAAGGCGAACAAGAATGCCAAAGTGGTGAAGATGATCAACAAGAAGTAAATCTCTTGGTATACAGTATATGAAGAACAAGGTAAAGACTCAAATGTTAACAGTCGCTCTCGTTGTACTCCTTGTCGCTGTGGGCTATATGTGGTACAATCCACAGGTTGTTGAGGTACAGGTAGAGGTCCCGGTTATGGCACCACCACCTCGACCAGTCATCTCACGTGAGGTGAGGCGTACACCAGAGTTCAGGGGGCCCCCAATTAAGCAATACAAACCTGGACACATGCAACAAATGGGTATCATCGTAGGTGAAGAAGGTGAGACTCTCCCCCTTTATGGTAAGGAAGTTCGTGGTCGTCGAGATCGCTACCATTATTACACTACAACTGGTGGTGAAAATCTGTACCCTATTCCAGTGAGTCACGATGGTCGTGATTGTGTGGATGATATTGGATGTCAGGAACTATACGGAAATGAATCAGTCTCTGTAACTGGAAAGACTGGTTCATTTGATGTTAATATGTACCGAACAGATAATTTCTTTTAAGGTACTATAGAGTATGACTCCAGATAAATGTATTTTTATAAAAAAAATTGCACATGGTGTTCGTGATTTGATGAAGTATTCTAACTGTGTAAATACTATCGGCTCAAATCCACAAGATGAGACTGAAAAATTTATAAAGAAACATTTACTCAATAAGAATCGTGATGATACGTATGAATTTTCTGTTGGTAAATTTAGAATTGCTATAGATATGCTAGATCTTTCGGTAGTACTTCGATACTTCGATACTATTAAGGTAACAATAGACCGTGCGTATACTATGGCCTCACCAAATCCGCTATTTTTCTCTAAAGAGGATCGAGAATTTGTTCGGCTCATTAATGGTGGGGATATCACAACATTTCAAGATTTTCTTATCTATTAGATAAAAGTCACCCCAAACCTGGTTGAAATAATTTTTTTTGCCCCCTCAAAAGAGGGATAACTCCAGAGGTACCAACGGGACCAAAAACCAGCCCCGTCGATACCACTTATCCCCCAATTCTCTGAGAAGCTGTAGTCTACATTCAGCATCCTTTCGTGTATCTTCTTGGGGTTTTGTTCTGCTAATGTGCGTTTAGGTACTCTACCACCATGGCGGAGTACATAAGAACGCATACGTGAAGGATTCTTGTGTTTGGTGTAGTCGGAATACCCACTGGCACCAAAGTCAACAGTCCTACCGTCTTCTAAGGTCGCCCTGAACTTCTTTTTAGAATTAGGACTTTTAGTAATTTTGACCCGCATACTTATAATTTATGAGTATTTAATTTTTACACGCCTGGCAGCCGTACTTCTCCTTCTTGGGGAAGAAGAAGGGGTATTCGGGACCACGCTTCACACGGTACACGTGATCGTAGAAGTGAAGAAGGGTAATAGCAAGAGCAGTGGTACCCACAACGACACCATTCATCTTACGAGCTGAATAGGCGTACATGAGGACCATGACGATCAGCACAATTTGAATAAGTGACACATTAGGCATCACAAAACGCTTCTCGACAGTATCGACATCACTGGTGGGTTCTGGGGCAACATACATAGACTTTCTGGGGTAACCTGGCATTTTTATTATCTACGGAGAAAATAATGTGGCCCCTACTACTGGTCCCTATAGGTATGATACTTCATGATTATTTGAAAGCGCCTATAGATCGCCTGTATTTCAGTAACCCGAGGCGTATCATTATGGGTATACAGAATACATTTATTGATATTATTAATGTGGTATCCACACCCGAAATTCCCGGACTCTGGCTCGTAAAGGCACACTATGACAAAATACGTCAGGAGTTTCTGGAGGTTTCACCCACACTTGAGGGTCACATGTTCCACGATATAGACCCATGGTTTGATATCAATGAGGGGTACTACTTCTATAAAGTTGAGAATTTCCCTCTTTTAAAAAGTCTGATTGATCAGATTCCAAGTATCCATAAAGAGACTGCTCGGTTCGCAGTGGTCGAGGGACCAATGGTTATTCCGCCACACCGGGCCGAATCGAATTGGTATCTACGGTATCATCTTACTATAGAGGGTGGGGGTGATTGCACACTCTATACTGAGAAAGGGTCACATATACATGAAGATGGTGAAGATATCCTATTTGATCACGCCAGGTACCACGAACTCATAAAAACCGACGAAGGACGACGGGTCGTACTCATTTTGGATGTTCATAGGTGTTTCTGACAAACAGCGACATACATATCACTTC